TGGATTTTTGTCTATTAATGTGTTGATTGTCGTTCTCTGTTTTACGTCTTGAGGTGTTAGAGTTCCGAACAATCCTGGTTGGCGACTAGGTAAATCTTTCAAGGCATCTTGAACAGCTGGATTTGATAAATAATCGAGTTGTTGTTTTCTAAGAGCATCGGATGCTGCATCCGCATCTGCCTGTGCTTTAATTTCTTTTGCTTCCTCTTCTTGTCTTTTCTTAATTTCAGCCACGCGCTTGTTCTCTTCTTCTGTGGCTATTCTAGCTGCCTCTCTTCGTGCGGCTGCTGCCTCTTCCGCTTGTCTTTTTTTAATTTCGGCCACGCGCTTGTTTTCTTCTTCTGTGGCTATTCTAGCGTCCTCTCTTGCTTTTGCTGCCGCTGCGTCTGCTCTTTGTTTTGCTAGACGCTCTTGAAGGTCTAGTAGGCCAAGCCTACCCTCAAGGTCTTCTCTTAATCGTCTACCAATGCCAGGATTTTTTAAAGCATCTTGTATTTGCTTTTTAGTGCCTGACGCTGCTAAACTTCCAAATAATCCTGGTTGACGATTTCCACCACGATCTCTGTTCATTCTGTCTTGAACGCCTCTACTAACTCCAGCTCCAAAACCTCTATCACGACTACCAGCGCCTGCATCCATGCCACCACCGAACTGAAAGTTTTTTCTTTTCATTACAGTCCCCCGTTCGGCTTCATAACATTAGCCATTGTTTTTTCCATGTTTTGTGTAATCTTTTCTGCTTTGTCCATAACTTTGTTTACAGAATCTTTTTCTAATTTTTCTGTTGCAATGGCAGACCTGATTGCAACGGCATCTTTTTGTTGGTCAATCTTCGCACGATCTACATCTTCTCGGTTATCTATTCTTTTTTTCTCAAGACCCAATCGTTCGTTCGCTTCTTGTGCTTTTCTCATCATGTCTTGTTGTTTAACATCTAACTCTTCTCGTTTAAAATCAAGTAACGGATCGCCTGCAGAATTTTTTAGTAACTCTTCGTACTCTGCTACAAACTCTGCAATCAACTCGGATTCACGCTCTGCAATTCTTGATTGCATCTCCATCATCATTTGTTGTTGCATCATCTGTTGTTGTTCAGGCGGCAACTGTTGCATTTGTGCCATGACCTCTTGCTGAACTTCTTCTTGTGCTTTGAGTGATATGTGTTGCATGATGTGAGCTTGTAAATTTGCCATGACCACCGGACTTTGTTTAACCACGGTGCTGTTCATCACCGCAAAGTGTGCTTCGATATGTGCGTCGTGATTTTGCCCTGGAAACGCTTGTGCTGGCATGCCGGCAAGAATCTCTGCATTTTCTGTAGCAGGGTCTTTTGGCTGTGGTTGTTGAGGCTGCATTAAAATAGCATCAATATTTTGTACACCCATAGCTTCGTACATTCTTCGATATGCTTCGTAAATATTGTGCATCTGTGGCGCTGCTTGAGCTAATTGTAACTGCTGTTGTGCCAATGTTACTCGTTGTGTAACAGAGAATATGTTTGGATCAGACACAGGTATCACATCGATACGAGCGTCAAAATCTTGTGCTTTAACAGACTGATTTCCGCCTACAACTTGATACGGATATATAGGAGGTAATGTTTCTGCAAAAAGTTTTGCAAGAAGTTTAAACTCTTTTCCTTGTGCCATGTGCATTCTTTTGTGAATAGCTGACATGACTTTCATGCCACGCTCTAGTAGTGCCATAGTTGTGCCAACAGGATTGACTTCGTTACCTTCGCCTAGTTTCATGTCAGCCACAGCTGCAAAAGATTTACCGCTGTCGATTACAAAACCAAGTAAATTAAATAAAGTTCCTGACGGTTCTTTATAAGGTAAAGGCACGAGTGAGTTTCTAATGTCACCTGCTGGAGCGTCCACGTCTCTAAACTCACCAGGTGTTAATGGCTGATCATCATCCCTAATGCGTAGCCCTCTGGCCTTGAAACCTGCAGGTAAATTGACGAGGGTGCCAGCATCGATAAGCTGTCGTAATATAGAGGTTGCGGTTTTTGTGAGACCACCGAGCATATGGATAAGACCAAAGCCATAAAAACCAAGACCTGGCAAAAACTTATAATGTACGAAATATTGTTTTTTAATTTTAAGCGGATCAGTCTCATTCCAGTTTCTTCGTATCGATAATATTTGATTGGAGTTCTCCTCTATAGTTACTATGTAGGGTAGACTAATTCCAGTCTCTTCGCCTGCCTCATTGGCATCTTCATATCCTGGCAAGTCAAGATCCACGTGTATCTCCAATAATGAGTAAACATCATCTTTTGTATACACTCTCTTTCGACCATCAATCTCATCTATCTTATCTTTAACTTCGTCCTTTTCATTGTCAGATGGACTTCCTAATTCTATATCTCGATAAAAACCAGAAACTTGAAACTTTCTTAAGTCATTTGACATCATCTTAACTACGTGTGTGATTCTAGAGCAAGTCATCAAATCGGTGGCTTCGTAAGGCACCACTAGATCTTGAGACGATACAAACTTTGCGACAGGTCTTCCTAAAGTGTTGTCAAAGTAAACTTTACGAAACGCCGAACCAGATAGGGGGAGATGGAATAACATCTGATCTAGTTCGGGCTCGTACTCTTCCATAATGTGAGTAAGTTGATAATTCATAAATTCTTTAACTCTTTGAGACTGTGCCTCCACTTGTGGATTAGTCATACCCATGATTTGTGTTTTAACTGGCCCACCTGCTGGAAATAATTCTTTATAAGACTGAGCTTGAAACTGCGTAACAGATTCTGCAAGCAATGGATGTGACACGCCTGATGCTCCTGGAAAAGGATCCGTTCGATCTTCGTAAGTCATACCTAACAATTCTAAGCCTTCTGCGTAAGTAGATTCCCAATCACTTCTAGAATCTTTATCTGCTTCATACGCGTCGGATAATTCTCTTGCTATAAAATCAAGATCACCGTCACTTAACTGTTCTGCTAAATTTTCATTGTGTCCGCCCATCATAGGCTGAGGAGAACCAAAATTTATAGTGGCTCCGCCATCCATATCTAATTGCGGGTCACCTTCCATAACATCTACTTCTTGTGCTCTAATGTCAAACTTCATTTGTTCTTTGAGAGGCATGTCTCTATCAATAGCCATGCTATGCCACCATCGTTTGCATTATGCCTTCAGGTCTTTTTTTAATGCTAGTAATAAAATCTTTATACTCTTCGAAACTATTAATGTTTTCTTGCTCTAATAATTTCATGCCCGCTTCGCTGTCAACCATGCTGTCATACATTCTGCGCAACTCATCATCATCTAATTTAGCCAACTGACCGCTTTTCATCATATCCATAAGAATTTCTGTTTCGTCTGATTGAAACATGTCTCTTGCGTCATCAGTTAACATGTCGCTTGGGTCTTTAACTTCATCATCGTCGTCGGTCATACGAGCTGTTCGCATCAACTCGCCTAATCCTTTTTTAGAATCATTAAGCATCGCACTATCTGGACCAAATAAAAATTGCTCTGCTGCTTTTTCAGCGTCTTGTCTGGACAAGCCTTGTTTCTCAAAGTAGTCTGTATACACTTCCAGCTCTGAGGGTGCTGCAGGTATTTCTACAGGTTTAGTAACTTGACGACCTTCTCTAAAACCAATACGACCTCCGTTAGCACGACCCTTATCTTTATTAAGCTCCATCCTTCTCATCATGTCAGCAGCGGCGTCTTCATTTACACCTGGACTCATTGGTTGACTTGGTGGTCTAACGCCTGGATATGATTTGTTTGGGCTAGTAATAAGGTTTGGACGTGGTCCGAGAAGCTCTAAAATTTCTTGTTCACTAAAACCCGCATCGTTTAATTCTTTAACAGCTTTGTCATATTCGCTCATGCTAGGACCAGCCATCTCACTTTTACCGCCTAGCAAATCTACAATGCCTCGTTGAAATTTATCAATTGTGGTGTCTCCAAGTAAATTAGTCAAATCCATATGTTACACAACCTTTTTCTTAGGACGTTTTACGCCTTTAATTTTACCTTTGTTAATGCTAGCATAGAATACAGTTTTTCCTTTCTTTTTACCATAAGTTTTTTTCATGGACTTTAGGATCTTCTTGCCTTTTTTATTCAACGGCATCTAGCTTCCTCCAAAACTCATCAAGAGCATTATGTTCGCAGTTTTTGCAGTCACAGCCCTCAATCTTGCAAGAGCCTCCGTTACCACAATGACAGCTATGTTCGCA